ATCTTAACTATAATATACACTATATGTTAAAGCTTGTCAATATAGGAAATAAAAAAAAAGACACCGACTAGGGTGCCCTAAGGTTAAACACCTCTATAAACAGAAGTGAACTCATCTAAAAAGGTATATATAGCAAATGATTTTAGTTTAAGATTTGTTGAACCTTTTGCAAAAATAACTTGCACTTTAGCAACTGAGGACGAACACCCTACATAGAAATCCATTTCTCTATCAGCAGATGGATAGTAACTGCCACCGAATGCAGTAGACCATGTTAAACCAAGACCGGGTGAGCTTACTATATAGTTATTCGTTAAAGCTGAATCAGTTAAGCGGTTACCCGATGAATCGAACGGGATAAAGAAAAAACGACCCGGAAATGATTTAATTGTGTCTCGTCTAATAACAAACCTTTTTGTATTAATCGTATCAACAAAAACACCTAACCCTGCTACTGTTCCTGATAGTTCAACGTTATCAGTGTTTAGAGTCAAACTAGGTGAATCTACTGTTAATAACGGTGTTGGCACTCCTGCTTGCACAAGATGAACATTCTGTGCTGTTACCGCTGTCCCTGTTTTCGTCATAACTTCTGGAAGATACCCACTACTAAATACACGTGTAGACGCATGGTTTATAAAATGATGAAATGAATCAGAAGCGTAATTTAATTTACTTTTTGTTTGGTCATCTACTAAATCAGTATAGGCAGGTTTTGTTGTGGCACTTAAACCAGACGGATTATAATAACCTGCACTAATCTTATTTGATGATGCCGTTCCTGTAGTTCTCATAAGTATCTTCCCGGAGTTTTCCGAACGACACCACTCAAAATAGTTATTAATACCATACTCTATTACTACCGGAATACATTCTGCTCCGCCCGTTAAATAACTACCACCTAATTCGAAAGAAGGTTTATAAAATACGTTATTGTTATTTCCTGTGTATGACCCGTCACTTGATGTAATGATAATCCCGTATCTAGATGAAGAATTATTAATAGTTGAATACTGAGCAAACCTGCCACCGAATAAATTATTTTCGTTAACCCAGCCTGCATTAACTGCGTCAAGTACGAGAGATTTTTTATTTGCTACAATACGTCCTAGATAGATATTATTATATGAAACCCCTTTAGAATCCGCAGTAAATTTAACCCCTACTGTGAAACCTTCTGATTTTTTTATAGCTACTTCGCAGCTATAGATATTCTTAATAATGACACCTACGTTCAATTCATTAGACCAATTACTTTGATTTTTGTTTATAACGGATAAAGTGTAAACATTCTCTGTAGATTGCGTAGTTGAGCTACCTATCACAACTGCTGGTCTATCATTTGCAGCTAAATCGAATACAAATGTACCTGTCATATCAATATCAACATTATGAGGGAAAGTTATAGTATCAGTTATCCTATAGTTCCCCGATGGGACAATCACTTTATAAACTTTTGTTGTATCTAATGTTTTAATATAGTTTATCATACTGTTAATTGCAGGTGTGTCATTTGCAACACTATTACCCAACGCTCCGAAATCTTTAACGCTCACTCCTCGTTCGGAAAGAGAGGTGGATAAACTTATTGGAGAGCTACCTAATTCTTGTAAAACTCCAACCTTACCGTCTACTTCTTGTATCCTATCATCGTAACCTTCTACCTGTTCCCCTAACTCTTCAATCTGTTTATTTGGGTCAGGAAAATTTTCATACATGTTATCTCTAAACTTGTTACTCATCTTTTTACCTCCAATCGTTTAATTAGTTCCTGTATAATATAGCAATTACAAATAAAAAAACCTCCCGGAGGAGGTTTTTATCAGCTTACTAGTGCTTTGAATGTGTCTTTGCCTGCAATACCGTCTGCAGATAGTCCATGTGATTTTTGGAATCCACGTAGAGCTGCGTCTGTACCAGAACCGAATACACCGTCTACTGCTAGACTAGCACCTTTAGTGTTTAGTAGAGATTGTACGAGGCAAACCCAAGATGCAGATTGCGTACCTTTACGTACTAACTGCACAGAAGCTGCTGTTTTAGCACCCCAGATACCATCAATGCCTGTACCACCTAAGTATTGTAAAATACGAGTTAGAGCATCGCGTGTCTTAGGACCTGTGTAGCCATCTACTGTAATCGGGCTAAACTTAGCCTTTGTAGGGTACCCACTACCATTAGCAAACAACTGAGCTGCACGGATGTATTTAGAACCACCTGTAGCTGCAGTAGTGTTCGAAGCTGTCTGTGTAGGTGTGGGCTTAACTGTTATAACAGGTGTTACAGCTTTACCGAATAGCATGCCTGTAAATCCGCTCCAGCTAATCCCACGGTCTGCATCACGTAAGTGACGAGGGCAGTTTTTCCAGCCACTTGACTCATGGTGAGTAATAACGTGTGATGTAGGGATGTTATGTCGAGCCATTAAGATTTTAACGAGCTCTGCAGCATTCTCTACAGCTTTTTTATAGTCTCCATCTGAGTTTACACAGATTTCAATACTGATAGCCTGAAGATTATACTTCTTACTACCTGCTGCCCAACATTGCTTACGATCATCAAACGATTGATATGCACCGTTTTCATCAACTGTGTAATGCCATGAAGCTGCACGAGAGTTACCGTTAGCTTGTAAACGAGCATGCGCGTTAGCATTAGCACCTTTATTCTCGTTATCCGTTTCGTGAACTACAATGTAGTTACACGGATTATACCCAGAATACGTAACATCATCTGCTAAACTAGCCGGTACCAACATTTGTTTAATAGCAACCATTTTATCTAACCTCCATTTAATTTTAGTCTCCTATAATATAAAGGATAAGGGTAGTACTATTTATTTAATTTTGCATTAAGCGCGGAGATAATTTTATCAAACTCCGTGTCTTCTGAGAATGAGAAGATAAATTCGATTCCAGCAGTTCCGTGAATCCTAGGGTTCTTTACCTCGTTAATTTCTACAGGGCATTTTAAGCCTATATTGCTTCTAATAGCTCTTGCAGCCTTGATGAAATCTGAAGTTTCTCCCTCTTGCTCAACTAGTAATACAGAAGGGATAAAGATGACATGTTCCGTAATCATCCGACCGACAGTCTTGCGTTCCTTGAAAAACTCAAATGTGTTCTTCAAGGATTCTAGCAGAACTGGTCTCTGTTCACTCATCTTCTGTTTCCTCTGCTTTTGGGAAATGTTTATCATGCCACGCTTCGTAATTGTCTTTTTTAATGAAGCTGATTAGGAAGGTAATCTCCCCATCTTCAAGACCTGAGTTGATAGGAGATACGCCTGTAGGTGGGTTGCCTGTACCGTCATCTGTGATAACATACGCGTTATCCCCTAAATCTACTACGTTACCAGCTGCAACTTCTTCAGCGAAGTATGCTAAAAGTTTGCTCATGTCTAAACCGTAGTTAACTCCTCGTTTAAAGATGTCTTGGTGAGTTAACGGCTCCTCTTTGTAGTGACTACGAATTTGAATCATGTTAGGGATTTCTAGCTCATCTCTAGTTGGTGCAAAATAGAACTTGTGACGTTCGTACGTGCGCTTAGCCAGACCTACTAAAAGCTCTGTTACTTCTTTGTACTGCTCTTCTGTAGGATTAGCTGTAATCAACTGAGTTAAAGACGGAGCCTTATGTCGAATAAACGATAGCTCCTCAGACCCGATGTAAATACCGTCTATTGTGCCTTGATTCTCATAAATGCCTTTGTGACCTTCTGCCATTGTAACTTCCTCCTCTAAAATTATTTCTTTTAAATCTTCAATAGCATTTTCAATTACTGACTTGACTGTGGTAGTCTCTCTACGAGCCTTAATAAAGGCTGTAGCTAAACCGAGAAAAAGTATAAACGTATACCCACATGCCACTATAACCATTATAACATAAGATAGGTTAGTCACGGTTTAGCTTGTCCCGCCTAAGTTATGTTGAAGATCGTCAGGTGATATTGACCATTCTTCCCCTTGCTGTTCAAGTTGAAACTTGGCAAATACAGGTCTTGCTTGTGGGTTGTCGGTAACTTTTACTCCTTTTTTCTCTTTGACTGCTAGGCTAACTAGCTCTGCAAATCCTCTAGCGGCAATGCCATTGACTTGCCCGTTTGTCTTGTAGAAGTCCATAACCAAGAAATCACCTTCGACACTGTATCCAAGTAAACCGGCTACAGAACCGTCTGGTGCCTTAAGCTCTAAATAATAGTCCGAGTCGGCTGTAAACTTTTGCCCTTTTGGGAGTGTTAGGGCTTTCTGTTTAAGCTTCTCTAAGCTCTTATCGTCAAGTTTTTCTTTCTTGCTATGCATTTTACTTGTAAGCTCTCTAGCGTGTCCTACAGAGGCGTTAGGCACGTCTCGTCCTTCGTTATTGCCTTTGTTTGGCTGACTACCGCCAGACTTGGGGCTCTCATAAACAGTTACCTCTGTTTCCTTACCATTACGCATAACTTTACGCTTAACAGGGATTAGTTTACTGTAGTCCTTACCTTTTCTCAATTCTTCTGGGAGGATATCGAATTGAGTAGCGTAAACGTACATATCGTAGACTGTAGGGAACCCATAGAGGTCTAGCAGCCCTTGGAATCGTTTAGAGAGAGTTTCATTCTTCTCAATAACTTCCTCCAAGCTTTTAACCTTAATCATAGATTTTACAAAAGTTGTATCAATCGGTGCTGTTTTTAACCCGTCAGGTTCTGCTTGCTGTTCTGCTGCAAGTTTCATAAGTTGTTGTATGAGGTTGTCTATCCCTTCGGGAGATAAGTAATATTTAGCTTTTCTCATCTGTCTAACCTCCTTTACTACCATTCTAGCATAGGTCTGTATTATTGTCAATAAAATAGAGGACTAATATAGTCCTCTAAAATTAGTAACCTCTTCCAAAGATGTCAGTAGCTTGTGGCATAACATTTTTTACGGTTGTATAAGCAAATGCATTTTCTTGAGAATGTGTGATGAATGGCTCTAACAGATGTTCCATACCTACAGCGGAGTATACAGAAGACTGTGCATAGTGATCGTCTCCGCGGTCTGTAATAATCTGGTAAACTTCTGCTGTTTTTTCATCTTCTTCATCTCGAATTACTACGTTTCTCCAGTGAAGAGCATACAATTCTAGTTCTCTATCTTTTCTATAGAATCCTAATCGTTTCATCTTCATATCGGAAATGTGTAGTTTGTTCTGTGTTAGTTTATCAATTGTAACCATAGACGATGGTTCTGCCCACTTAGGTCTAATCTGACCCGTAGATCGTGGGTTAGGGTTTACTTTTACTCCGTAGACTTTTCCTCTTCCGAAGAAGCTGATAAGTTTATCTACGTAGTTACCACTGTCACCGATATCTGCACAAATAATATCCGGGCTGTACGGTACCAGCTGGTTGATGATTTGTTCTAAGTCGGCTTCGATATTTGCCACACCACGGGCACGTTCTACAGAGAACACTCGAATAATATCCATCATACCATTTTCACGGAATCCACGGATAGTTACCCAGTGTCGGTTACCCCAGTCAATCCCTACAGCAATAAATCGGTAGTTTCCTCTGCTCATTAAGGGCTCAGGTAAATCTTCTCGGATGTTATTGAAGATATCTCCGTCCTGAACAGCTAACGCAACGTCTTGGTAAGGGTACCCGAGTACGTAGTTGTAAAAATGCTGCTTTGATTTTGCAGCTAGTTCTTTACGTTTTAGCTCATCGGCACTAATCCATACTGCGTTCATCTGTGTAATCAAATACCCGCGGGTACCACCACCGTCTGCTGTACGATCTGGGTATTTAGCTACCCACATACCGTTATACCAACGGTCTAGAGGCTCCTTACACTTTTGACAGATGAATCGGAATGTTCCGTCTTTTACGGTTTTAGCTAGTACATCTACACCGCTTTCACTAAGACACTCGATGTTTTTCTCATAGTCAATCTCCTGAATGTGGTTACAGCGATCGCACTTGTGCATATATACTAACTGGTCAGATTGGTTGTACAATGCGTGGATACCATAGTCCGGTACTGTAGGCGTACTCCATCTGCGTAAATATTTGAATGAAGATGATGTCATAGACTCGACAGCCGAGATTTCTGCAGATGCCGATACACGGTCATACTCATCCAGAGAAAGGTAATCGATATCGACACCCTCTACTGCTGCGCCTTTAGAAGAAGAACGGAACATTAGGAAGCTGTTTCTTAATTTCTTTTTCTCAAGGGAATCTACAGTCTTGTCCGTAATCGTTCCATAGTAGCCTGTCTCCAGCAAAGGGTTAAGACGGGTACTAACAAAGTCCTTCATTTGTCGGTTTGTTGGGAACGTGTATAAACATTTGACCCCCGCATAACTGTGGAGGTCTGCAAAGTGTACCATTTCACCAATACCTAGCTCTGATAACCCGAGCTGACGTGACTTGATTACTGCTTTATCCTTATGCTGGTCATTAATCATCTGTACTTGCCACGGACGGTGCCCCTGCGCTCGTGTGGAGTCGTGTCCACTGACGTGGAAGGTAATTGGATGGTTTTTTACTTTATGGTGCTTGAGAAGGTAAGAAGAAGGGTTTAACATGGTCAATAGATACGCTAGCTCGTCTCTCGTAAGATCAGTTCTACCGAATGTTTGTTTGGCTACGTTTGCAATATGCTTTCCGGTAATAGGATTAACAATCATTAGAACGTCCCCTCATTTGTCTTATTCTGAGCAATATCCATGTCCCGTAATAAATCAGCAACGTCTTCCATTGACATACCTTCCACATCAAATCTACCTTCCTCATCCTCGGTTAACTTACCGCTGTTTACTTGATCTGATAATACTTTGTCTTGTTTTAGGTTAACCTCAGGGAGCATAGACTGCCCTGCTTTACCTTCCATAGCCTCTGTAATACCATTAATCTCTTTGTACATAATAAATAAACGTTGGAAGTCTGCAAAGTTGTCAATAGGAATTTCACCTGCATCAACTCTTTGCAAGAACTTTCGTAACGTCTTTGATGCAGCGTTGTTAAAAAACTCTCGTACTTCTGACTCACTGTTGAAATCAGATCGCTTTTTACTTACGCCTCGTTTAATGTTATCTGACATCGACATTATTCTAGCTCTCCTCTCTTTTGTAGAACTCTGTAACAAGAGGACACATCTTTACAGATATCTACTTTAAATAGTTTGTTTAAATGAAAGTGCGTGTGGGAGACAATTGTAATGTAGTCGTTCTCGTTTAAAATTAGAGACGACAGCGGGCGGCTGCATACAACACACAGCCTAGGGGTCTTCACTCGTTTATCTCCTTTCATAAAGTCATGATACCTCTCCGCTGTCTTGTAGAGCTCCCTACGCTTCTCTACAACCTCTTTTCTAGTAACCAATAGCTTACTCCCCTTCCTGCGGGTAATTCTCGTTCACGTAGTCGTAGTAAGCCTCTAATCGTGCTTCTACTTCGTCATCGTCTTCCAGCTCGTCCTCATCAAGAGCAGCCATGTATAAATATGGAAGTTCAAGTATAATGATGCCAATAACTTCTCGAATGGACTCGTCTGTAAATACAATGCCGTATTTGATGAACTGCATAAGCACATAAGACTCATATTTACTATACAGTTTGTCAATGACCTCTGAATCTTTTAGAGTACTCTCTGCTTGTAGGTGGGCATAGTCGAATGCCATGCTCGTAGCAGTGAGAGTTACAATCGTTTCAAAATCTGTTTTCATCTGATTTAGGTAGGGCATGTCCGGGATAATTTTCTCCCCTTTGACTTCTGCAGGTACCATAAACTGTGCTTTTGACACAAGGGTAGGAGCAGCCTCTGTGATTGCAAAATCCTGTGTTAAGCTCTTGTACGTCTCTAGTTCATACTCTGTTAATCCAAACATATAGGCACCTACTTTCTTTTATCTCATTTCATCTTTGTCTTCGGGTATCTTTTTCAGTACAACGTCTGTAATCTCTTTTAACTCCTGTTCCACTTTCTTCTTCTTGCGGAGCAGCATCCTGTTATACAACCAAACTACTAAGCTAGCCAGCAGTGCCCCACCGATAATATGTGTAGTTAGAGGGTGGTGAATGTGATGGATGTATTTAGAGAATCCGTATGTTGCCGACATTACAACCGCTTCTGTAACGACAACGAGTATAATTTTAATCAATAAATGACTTTTATTCCACATAGTTACAACCCTCCTGTGTTTACGCCTTTAGATATAATATAGTGGATTATTCTATTTTCTGTAAAAAGGTAACTCATAAGTTCTATATTAATAGAAGAACCAAAAGTCGGAGAGGGTAAAAATGCTAACTATATCATTAACTGTAACCAGCGTATTCTATTTAATACTAAGCTATTTAGCTTATGTAACCGCTGCTATATTATATCATGGCATTCGATACAGCCTAGTGCTGACCATTTTGAGATCAAGTGTATTCATAGGTGTATCTTATATCTCTATTATAACAGATGTCTTGTTGTTTGGTAATTTAATGTACAGCTCTGTTTTTATAAAAAACGGGCTACTACTTGTGTTAATCTTAGCTTCCCTTTCCTCTACCAACGACAGAAAGGAGACTGAACATGCTAATAAAGGAGAATAACTATCACAACACGGTAAAGGTGGAATTTAGGGATTTAGTAGGCAATCTTATTAATGGGGAGCGTACTCAGTATCACATGTATACAATTCACCGTTTGTTGCAGCTCGGGCTGTTAGTGGATTTCACATTTGCCTACTGCACCAATCGAACACCCGATCAATACGTTCATATGGAACTTGACCTCAAACAGTTTGGTAAGGTGTATTTTAAAATTAATACAGAGACGGATTATGCTAGTATAGCAGACGATGTAAGTCGAGAAGTTTTAGCAGATTTTTACGAAAATTACGATACAGGCTTAGACGGGAAGGGGAAGAAAATTGGCTTTGGCAGCTAGAAAATAAAAGGAAGGTGGGAGTTAGATGACTTATCAAAACACAGAGATTATCCAAAAGCTCAAAGGAATCGAGGATACTATCCAGAATAACGAAAACGATACAACAG